AAAGTTTACAGTCTTACACAAGACACCTTCTTAAAAGGAAAATAATTAATCATGGCTAATTTATACACAAAAACAGTTGTTGCACAAAACAACAACATACCAGATTTTAAAGTACAACGCTATCGCGGATTTAGTACAGTTAGTAGAAAAAGTAAGAATTTTGCATTGTATGATTTTGAATTAATCAAACAAGATATATTAAATCATTTTTACACAAGGCAAGGAGAGCGACTGATGCAACCTGCGTTTGGCACCATTATCTGGGATTTGATATTTGAACCACTGACAGACGAAATACAAAATTTGATATTACAAAATGTTAATGAGATTTTTAACAGTGATCCGCGTGTACAAGCTGGCAACATCTTGATAACACCATACGAAACTGGTTTAGAAATCCAATGCACTTTGCAATATGTGTTGTATAACATACAGGAAAGCATGCAATTGAAATTTGACCAAGCCAACGGCCTCACGACTTAATAAACTACGCACATAATTTTATTCGATAAATACTGATATTAGGACTTACTATGAGCTCAACGGATCGTCAAAATAACTTATTGATTGCTGAAAACTGGCAAAAAATATACCAATCGTTTAAGAACGCCAACTTCCAGAGCTACGATTTTAACAATCTTCGACGCACGATGATTGACTATATTCGCACTAATTTTCCTGAAGATTTTAACGATTACATTGAGTCTAGCGAATACCTTGCTCTTATTGACCTTATTGCGTATGTGGGACAAAGCATAGCTTTCCGAGTTGACTTGAATGCCCGTGAAAACTTTTTAGAGCTTGCAGAACGCCGAGACAGTGTGTTACGTTTGGCACGTATGATCAACTACAATGCTAGCAGAACAGTTGCTGCTAGAGGGTTGTTAAAATTCAACTCAGTGCAAACAACAGAGAATGTGATTGATTCCAATGGTAGAAATTTGTCAGGACAATTTGTCAGCTGGAATGATCCAAGCAACAACAACTGGTATGACCAATTTATTAAAGTAATCAACGCTGCATTACCATCAACCCAGCAGTTTGGAAATCCCATTGACTCGGCCACTATTGGCAATATTCCAACAGCTCAATACAGATTTAATGCAGTCAACAGAGATGTTCCTGCTTACTATTTCAGCAAAACAATTGCCGGCCGCAACATGAATTTTGAAATTACCAGTACAACATTCAAGGGAAAAAGTTACATATACGAAGAGCCTCCAAGAGTTGGAAATAAGCCAGCATGTGTTTACCAGGATGACGGCTTTGGCGCTGGCAGTCCCAGTACTGGATTCTTTTTTAATTTTACACAGGGTACTTTGAACCAAGGATCTTTCACAGTAACACAGCCAACCAGCAATCAAAGTATAGATATCAACTCACAAAACATTAATGATTCTGATGTTTGGTTATACAGTTTAGATCAAAGCACCGGCTTAGAAAAATTGTTATGGACACAGGTACCAGCAACCACTGGCAATAATATAATTTATAACAGTTTAAATTCTAATATTAAAGATATTTACAATGTCATCACCAGAGCAGGCGATGCAATCAGTTTAGCATTCAGCGACGGCACATTTGGTAATTTACCATTGGGTGGATTTAGAGTTTATTACAGAGTAAGCAACGGTTTATCTTATACTATCTCTCCATCTGATGTTGTCAATGTGGTTGTTAATATTCCTTATAGAAGTTCTAACAATCAATTAGAAACATTGAGTATCAGTTTAAATCTTGCAACCAGTGTGGCCAATGCAACCACAGCTGAGACAAATGCCAGTGTTAAGATCAATGCTCCTCAAAATTATTATACACAAAATCGTATGATAACAGGCGAGGATTATAATATCAGTCCACTGTCCACCAACTTGCAAGTTGCAAAAGTAAAATCATTAAATAGAACCAGTAGCGGCATTAGCCGTTATTTTGATTTGCTAGATCCTACTGGAAAATACAGTACCACTAATGTATTTGCAGATGACGGTATACTTTATAAAGACGAATACACTGCTGCTGTAAATTTTTCTTATATAGTTGAGACTGATATCGAAGGAGTGATATACAATACCCTGTATGATATTTTAGATTCTGATAGTTTAAAGAACTTTTATTATGCAAATTTTTTAGATTACTTGAATATTAGTCTTAGTATTTCTTGGTATACTGTAACACTGGATAGTAACTCAGTTAGTGGTTACATTGGTAGTATTTTAGATAGTACTCCTTACAAAGTTGGATCATTTACTGCTACTAATTTAAAGTACTTGACTGCGGGATCTTTGGTAAAATTTGTGGCACCCACAGGCAAATACTTTGACACAAATAATAACAATGCACTTGTGACTGGAACAGCCACATTGCCAGGTTCTGCCAGTTATATTTGGGCGCAAGTTATAAGTGTTGTGGACGACGGCACTGGAAATAACACTGGCAAAGTCACAATAAATAATTCCACGTCTGGTCCCATTGTAATGAACAAAGTAATTCCCACAGATGCATTGGCTGTACAAATTATTCCTAAATTTGCAATAACATTGACACCGTCAATTATTACCACAATGATTGATTTAATTTCTGCCAATGAAAATTTTGGCCTTCGTTACGATGCAACAATTCAAACTTGGCAAATTGTATTTTCTAACAATTTAAATTTAACAAACACATTTAATTTGGCAAATCAAGGAAATCAATCTAATTTACAACTAGATTCCAGCTGGTTAATTTTGTTCACCACAAATACTGAAATTTATACTATCACTTCTAGAAATCTTCGTTACATATTTGAAAGCGATCAACAATCTGCTTTCTATTTTGATACCACAGCAAAAATTTATGATTCAGTCACATCAAAGACCATAACGGACAAAATCAATGTACTCAGTATAAATCCAAAACCCGACGACTCTGTTTCATTCACACAGGACTTGGGTTGGAAAATAGTATCTGAGTACATTGGCCAAGACGGCTACGTGGATTCTAAAAAAGTAGTTGTGGCATTTCTGGATGCGGAGGGAACTGATACACCAAATAATCCTCAGATGTTTTTAGACATTGTAAATCCATCAGTTGAACCTCTTAAAAAGTATATTGTGCAACATCGATATCTGATTTCAGAAGGACAGGAAGATTACAAATATATTAAAAATGATGCAGATAAAGGTCCGGTAAGGATTAAGCCAACACAAAGCAGTATTGGTAACTTGAGAGACTATCCTGATGGCACTTATTTTTATGTTGTGAACACTGACACTGTATTTCAGTTGAATCTTTCAGGCGCCACACAATTGACTCCAACATTGGATTATAAAGTGTATATTGGAAGAACTGATTTGAAATTTCAATATATACACAGTGCAGACTACAACTCAAGGATAGATCCTGGCACAAGTAATATAATTGACATTTACGTGTTAACATCTAACTATGACACTGCATTCAGACAATGGGTATCTGCTGGTGGCACACAACCGTTGCCACCCAGTAGCGATGAATTAAATACATTACTGTCTCCGAATTTAAATCTAATTAAGTCAATTTCTGATGATATCATATATCACCCAGTCAGTTATACCTTGCTTTTTGGCATCCAAGCAACTCCTGCTTTACAAGCAACATTTAATGTCATGATTAATCCCAACTCTGCAGTATCAAACGCAGATGTTCAAGCACGAATTTTAGCTGCAATCAACACTTTCTTTACCTTGGACAACTGGGATTTTGGCGACACATTTTACTTTACTGAGCTGAGTACATATGTGATGAATCAACTAGCCCCGGACATTATAAATTTTGCCATAGTTCCAAAACAGCCAGGGTTGTACTTTGGTAATTTATTTGAAATACAATGCCAAGGCGACAAAATATTTTTAAGTTGTGCCACTACCAACGATATTGTTATTGTCACGAGCTTTACTAGTACCAATTTAAAAACAATAACTTCTTCGTCAAACAGTGTTACCTCTAACCAAGTAGTAACTAGTTCATCATCCGGAGCATCTTACTAATGGCCACTTCCAATGTAAACGGCAACAAAGGACTTAGTGCAAACTTACTACCTAAGTTTTATCAAACTCCGTCAAACAAGAAATTTTTACAAAGCACAATAGATCAGTTGTTTCAACCAGGATCGTTGACAAAAGTCAGTGGTTATGTTGGTAGAGAAAATGCCAAGGCAAGTGTGGGAACAGATTTATATATAGAAGCATCTGACAAATTACGACAAGATTATCAATTAGAGCCTGGTGTAACAATTAGAGACACAGTGGGCAATGTTACTTTTTTTAAAGATTACATTGATTATATAAATCAAATCAATGTGTTTGGCGGCAACACTGATAATCATACTAGACTTAATAAACAAGAATTTTACAGTTGGAACCCGCACATTGACTGGGACAAGTTTGTTAATTTTCAAAATTATTACTGGTTGCCATACGGCCCTGATACCATAACAATTTATGGCAAAGAGCGAGTTATTAACAGCACATACACTGTGGAAGTTCAGCGTCAAGGAACCAACAACCAATTTGTGTTTACTCCCGACGGACTAACACCTAATCCAGTGTTGAGATTGTATAGAGGAAAAACATACACCTTTAATATCAATAGTCCCAACAATCCTTTTAGTTTTAAAACAGCAAGATCTGCAGGCCCAACTGACCGCTATAATTATCAA